TTTAAGAGGTGGTGAAAAAGGAGCTGAAGGTGCTGGTAATTCAAGAGGTCCTCATTTACATTTTGAATTAAGAAAAGGTACTACAAAAACAACAGATGGTTCTTATAACTCTTCAGCTTATTTTAACGCGGCTGTATTAGAACCTTTAAATTATTTAACCGGTAGTACTCCAGGAATTATTCTCCCTAATACAGAACTACCAGAACCATTAGAAGAAGTAGATCTTACTGATGAACAAAGAACAAATATTATAAATAATCAACCTCCAGAAGGTGATGTGGTTCTTCCTGAAGACGGATTACCAGAAAATGAAGATGAAGGTGTTGTTGTAATAGAAGAAGCTCAATATTCTAGAGCACCAACTCCTGAAGAATCAGGAGGTGAAGCTAATGAAGTTACAATTCAAAGTAGTGGTGGGACTTCTTCAGGTACTGGAGGAACTCCCTCAGGTTCTGGTGGAGGATGTAGAAAAGAAGATTGTAAAACTAGTTATCCAAATTTACCTTTTAAACAAGATTCTCCTTCAACAACAATATCTTTAGCTGAATTAAAAAAACAAATAATAGCTCATTCAGGTAAAGATACAACTTTAACTAAAAGTCTTTGGGCATTATATTGGGCTGAATCTTATAGAATTAATTATGGAACTAGTCCAAATTCATTATTTTCAACACCTAATACTCACAATTATACAGGAATTCAAACAGACTCTGGTCCTTGGGGTAGTTTAGGTAAAAATTTTGTAGGACAAAAATGTTTTAAAGATGCTAATGGATGCCGAGCTTTTGCTTTATTTGCAACTCAAAAAGATGCTCTTAATTTTATGGGTGATAGAGCTAAAGCTAAAGGTTTTGATAAAGCTGATACTGCTGATAAATGGGCTGAAAGACATTTAAATACTTGGGTATTTCTTGATTTAGAAAAACAAAACAAATCAGAATTTGAAAGAAGAAAAAAAGAAGAAATTAAATTGTATAACACAGCCATTTATTATTATAATAGATCTTAAATATGAGTACACCACAATTACCTAGTCAATATGAAGGAGAACAGATAATATTATCATCTGGTAGACTTATCTTAAATGGCAGATCTGATAGTATATTTTTAAGTGCTAATCAATATGTTCATATAAATGCTAATGAGGGTATTTATATTGATGTTGGACCTACAGATACAGATGATATTGTTAATAAATTATATATTAATGCTCCTTTAATTCAATTAGGTGATGAAACTAAAGGTAATTTACAACCTGTTGTAAAAGCTGATGATTTGAAAGAAATTTTAACTGATTTATTTAATGCTATAAATACTACTAATGATATTGTATTATCTAGTACTAAAATACCTCCTATATATAAAGCTGGATCTTCTTATTTAAAAAGTCAATTAGCAATAATTTTAAATAAATTAGATCGTCCTGGTTTTTACAAATCAAATATAACTAAAACTATATAATGGCTATATCAGGTGCTATAGAAAAATTAAAACCTAATATTAACAATCCTGCTGTTAATGCTATTGTTACTCCAACTGCAAAAGCTGTTTCAACTTTAAGTAGTTTTGATACAGATAGTATTTCAAAAGATAGTATTTCAAATTTATTAGGACCTTATTTAGAAACTACTTTAATAGGTATAGCTACTTCTGATGAAACTATTAATTTAATTGTTAAAGAAGCTACTTCTTTATTAAATAGAAAAGGAAGAATTGAGATTAAAGATAGTATTCAAATATTTTTTTATCCTCATCAAGATGGAGATTGGTTTTTTATAGAAGATCAATTTAATAAAAAAATAGATTTATTAAGAAATAGTTTAAATAAAATAACAGAGATAGTAAATATAATAACTAAAACTATAAGTATTGTTAATAAAATATTAACAGCTCTTAATATATATCTTCAATTTAGAGAAAAATTATTATCTGCTCAATTAATAGCAGCAGTTGGTGAATTAGCTAGTCCATCTCCATCAAAACCAGTGACAGCTCAAACAATATCTGATTTGAATACAAAATTAGTTAGAATTATAGATTTACAAAATAAAATTAAAGACATTAATGAAGTATTAACTTCTTTTACAGGTACTTTACAATTAGTTAATAATTTATTAACTATTTTAAAAATTAAATTAAGTCAAGCTAAATTTACTATTGTAAATAGTAATAATAATTTTGTTGAAACTAAAAATATATTAGTTAATAGAATTAATGAGGTTGAAACTGTTTTTACTTTAGAAGAAACTGTTAACTCATCTAATAATATTAAATATATTATAAAAATTATACCATTAAAAGATGGATTTAATAAAGCAGCAGCTTATGATTCATTATCAGGATTATTAATAACTGAAACAGCTCCTAGTGCTACTAAAACTCCATTAGAATTAATTGATGAATTAAAACAAATACTTAGTTAATATAAATATTTATAACCATGAAAACAAATGAATTTCTTAATTTAATTAGAAAAGTTGTGAGAGACGAAGTTAGAACAGTTCTTAGAGAAGAATTATATAATTTAGAAAAACCAACAATTTCAGAAAATAGATCAATTAAAAATTTAGTTAAAGATATTCCTGTTAAAAAAGAAATTAAATCAACAGGTAATCCAATAACTGATATTTTGCAAGAAACAGCTGCTGAAGGAAGTTGGAGAACTTTAATCAATGCTACTTCACCTATGGCACCTAATTTTTCTTCAATGATGCCTAATGTAGGAGGATATGAACCTAAAGTTACAACAGTAGAAGGATTTTTACAACAAGCTGGACCTGTTAAAGACATCAATCAGGTAAAAATAGATGCTGTTCCTGATTATAGAGCTATAATGGGAAAATTAAAAGAACAAGGTAAAATTTAATGGCTATAAATAGACCAATATATAAATTAAATGCAACTTCTTTAGTTCCTCAAAGAACTTTAGGTATTAGTGTTATTTTTGGAGGTAATAATGTTTTTGTACCTACAATAACAACTAAAGAACAAGTTAAATCAAATCTAATTAATTTTGTTCTAACAAATAATGAAGAACGTTTATTTGACCCTAGTTTTGGAGGAAATATAAGAGCTTCAATATTTGAGCAAGATACTATTTTAGATAGTATTTTAGAAAGTTTAAAAGACAGAATATTAGCCTACGTACCTGGTGTTATTATTAATAATATATCTATTATTAAAAATTCAGACCAAAATCAAGCTAACATAATAATAGACTATAGTATATATAATCAAGCAGATACATTAAATATTAACATAACACAATGAGTCAAGACATTCAGTATATAAATCGAGATTTTACTCAACTTAAACAAAGTTTAGTAGACTATATAAAAAATTATTACCAAAATAGTTATATAGATTTTGGACCATCAGCTCCAGGTAATATGTTTATTGACTTGGCTGCTTATGTAGGTGATGTATTATCATTTTATACTGATAATCAACTTCAAGAAACTTTATTAGCTTATGCTAAAGAAGAAAAAAATATTATGGCTTTAGCTTATTCTTTAGGATATAAACCTAAAGTTACATCAACTGCTCAAGTTGAATTAGATGTATACCAATTAATACCATCTGATGCTGCCAATAGTTACAGTCCAGATTATAGATATGCTCTTCAAATATTAGAAGGATCTACAATTAAATCTAATTCTAATTCTGGTGTTACTTTTATAACAGAAAATTTAGTTGATTTTAGATTTTCATCTTCTTTTGATCCAACTGAAGTCTCAATATATAGTTATTATGCTGGTACTAATAATCCTGAATTTTATTTATTAAAAAAACAAGTAAACGCTTATTCTGGTACTAAAAAATCTACTTCATTTAGTTTTGGAACTCCTGAACAATTTTCAACAGTTGATTTAATTGATGATCAAATTATAAAAATTGAAAATATAGTTGATAATGATGGAAATACTTGGTATGAAGTTCCTTATTTAGCACAAGATACTATAATAGATAAATCTTATAATATTCCAGTTAATGAACCTAATTACGCTCAATATAGGGATTCAGCTCCTTATATGTTAAGATTAAAAAAAGTTAATAGAAGATTTACAACAAGATTTACAAACGATACAACTTTAGAAATAGGATTTGGATCTGGTGTCTCATCAGTTCCTGATGAATTAATTATACCAAACCCAGATAATGTTGGTTTAGGATTAGTTGATGGAATATCTAAGTTTAATACTGCTTTTGATCCATCAAACTTTTTATATACTAAAGAATATGGTTTAGCTCCTTCAAATACAACATTAACTGTAAATTATGTAGTTGGTGGTGGTCCTGAATCAAATGTTCCTTCAGATGATTTAATAAATGTTAACAGTTTAAATACATATATTGATTCATATGGTTTAAATGTTAGTATATTAAATATTGTAAATGAATCTGTAAGATTTAATAACCCTGTAGGAGCAACAGGAGGAGGTCCTGGAGATACAGTAGAAGAAATAAGATTAAATGCTTTAGCTAATTTTCCAACTCAATTAAGAGGTGTAACTAAAGAAGATTATTTAATTAGAACTTTATCAATGCCTTCTGAATTTGGTTATATATCTAAAGCATATGTTACTCAAGATTATAGAGTTGGTATTGATATAGATAGACCATCAGAATTATTAAATAGTAATCCATTAGCTTTATCTATTTATATTTTATCAAACAATATTGATAATAAATTAACACAAGCTTCTGATGCTGTTAAACTTAATTTAAAAAATTATTTAGAACAATTTAAAATGGTAACAGATGCTATCTCTATTAGAGATGCTTTTTATATTAATATTGGTGTTAATTTTGATATATCTGTATTAACTGGTTTTAATGGACAAACTGTATTATTGGATTGTATTACTAGATTACAAAACTTTTTTAATACTAGTAAATGGCAAATTAATCAACCTATAATAAAATCAGCTGTTGAAGGTGTAATATTATCAGCTCCTGGAGTTCAAACTGTAAGAAAATTAGAATTTGTAAATAAAGTAGGAACTAATTATTCTCCATATGCTTATGATTTAAATGCAGCTACATTAAATGGTGTAATATATCCTTCTATTGATCCATCAATATTTGAAGTAAGATATCCTGAAACTGATATTTTTGGTCGTGTAATAGTTTATTAAAAATATATTTATATCAAATGGCCGTATATAAAATATTCCCTACAAAAGACGCTACAATATATTCAGATTATCCTTATCTTAATTCGGGTATTGATGAAATTTTAGATATCTCTAAACAATTATCTAGAGTATATGATAATCAATCAGCTGCTAGAAGAATTTTAATTAAATTTGATCAAGAACCTATTACAACTATAATTAATAATGCTTCACCATCAGTAGTAACATCTAGTTTAAAATTATTTGCAGCTAATGTTAGTGGATTACCAGCAGATATTAGTTTGATAATTAATCCTATTTCTCAATCTTGGGATATGGGAACTGGAAGATATTCAGATATTCCTATTGTTGAAGACGGAGTTAGTTGGAGATATAGAAAATCAAATAGAACAAATAGTTGGCCTACAACTTTTGCACCTGGAACTACAGGTTCATATACTGGTTCAAATTATGGAGGTGGAGCATGGTTTACATCATCGGTAACTCAATCTTTTAGCTTTTATACTTCAAAAGATATCAATGTTGATGTTTCATCTTTAGTCAACATGTGGTACACAGGTTCTATTCAAAATGAAGGATTTATATTAAGATTAAGTGGTTCAACTTATGATGAATTTAACACATCTCCTTTATATAATTTTAATTTCTTTTCAAGAGATACTAATACAATATATCCTCCTTATTTAGAAATGAAATGGGATGATTCAGTTTGGAATACTGGATCATTAG